GCCTGACCGTGGTCTGCTCGTGCTCTGCGTGCAGCATCGTCCATTGACTCACCGTGCCCACCGCCAGGGTCAAGAGCATGCCTGCCCAGCCAGCCAATAGGCCCACGTTATTGCGTGCCCATCCTCCGATCCCGCTCATGGTGTGCACACCCGCACAAAGCCCACGATCCGCGCCCATGCCTCGTCACCTTCCGTCACGATCTCACGCGCCACAGCGCCGGATCCGCTGATTTTCTGGTGACCGTAGCCGCTGGAGTTGCCGCAGATGAGCGACACGGTGCGCGCTTCGCGGTCGATTGCAGTGACAAGCCCCACGTGTCCCATGCGTTTCTTACCCTTCCGCGCACGGTCTGCGTCTGCGGCGGTCTGGCTCAACCGGGTGCGCACCATGACGAGGCCTCGCGGATCTTGGTCCCAAACCTCGATCGGCAGCATCTTGCGGCTGACCGGTGCCTGCTGCCAGTGGCTCACAGCTCTGCCCGTGGTGGTGTAATGCACCGCATAGCCAGTGCGCGCCAACTGGCGGCAGCAACTCGATACGAAATACGCGCACCATGGTGGGCGCGCGTCAGGGTTGCCCCCGCCGTCGTGAATCAACCACGAGACATCCGGCCCGGCATTGCTGCCGCCGGTCTCACGCACATCCTGCGACAGCCAGGCCTCTGCGATATTGACCAGCGCCTCACCTGCACCGGGCGCGTCACGCACCGCAGCACGTCGCAAGAGTCTGGCAAGCCAAGCAGACACCTAGACACCCGCAAACCCGTTAGCGGTGGTGATGTCTGGATAGGTGGCTGACTCATTGCGGCCAAGCACTGCCATCAACTGGTAGCCGCAGGCACTGCCGCCACCACGCACGACCACTTGCTTCAGCCGGCAGTCAAACCAACCGGTAGACGTGCCCGCAGTCAGCGCCACGCGTGCGGTGCCCTCGACACCCGCCGTGGTGACACCCACAAGCAGCGCATCTGTGCCGCCATCAGTGACGGACGTGCAAACGATGTTGATCCGCTCTGTCAGGTTGTCAAACGTCACAGTGGCATTGGTGGCGTCTGCGATCGATCCGCTCGCAAAGAACGGGACGTGATCGACGATCAGCGCTGTCTGTGTGTTCGCGTAGCTAGCCATTTTGAGAGCCTCCAGCCGTGCCGGTACTATACACCGCACCAGGGTAATGCGCGCCGATCGGGCTGATCGCGCAGCGTTTCAAAGGGTTGCGCCTCACACCGTCACCGTGTCTGCGGTGTCACCCGCCTTAAACGTGGTCAGCGCTGGCCGATCCCACGTAAACCGCACACCCCACACGATGCCGCCAAAGCCCGCATCATCAACCGTCAGGTCTGTGCGGGTGATGCTGATCTGGACGGTGTAATGACGCGCCACGCAGTCAGCAGATCCGCTCGTCAGCTTGAGCGCCCGCGACGACAGCGTGCCGGTGCCGTACACGCCAGATGTGGACATCGACGCAGCGCCGGCAGGGTCATTGAACGATCCGCTGCCCACCAGCGAGGCACCGGTCAGTAGGCTGCCGGTGGTGTCTGCTGTCGTCTGAAAAACCACCTTGATCGCCCCGGTGTAGTACACGCACAGGTGTGCGAACTCGACGCGTGCGGGCACGAGCAGCGGCAGCGCAAGCACGTTAGTGACGGCAGCGAACGATCCAGCCGATCCGGTGGTGCCCCCGTCGAGCACCTCGACCGCTGCATAGGTGCCGGGGTTGCCCCACCTGTTCATCAGCGACCATTGCCCGCGATCGATGTCTGTGAACAGCGCCATATGGCCAGGTGTGGGATCGGGCAGATCTCTCGTGCCGGTGAGGTCAAGAGACGGCCCAAGCGTCTGCCCGCGTGCGGTGCCTGTGTAACTCGCCATCGCTAGGGCTCCCTGAATACTTGGGCAGCGGTCACGCCTACGAGACCAGCGCCGCTGTCTTTCTGCACGTTAAACGCAATGGTGCCGCCATTGGGCGGCAGGGTGATCGTGTCATGCGTCCAGCCGCCTGACGTGGTGATCGCAGCCTCGTGCGCCTGGCTGCCATCGACTAGCGCCAGGGCAGTGCCCGCTGCGTCGCCGGTCGCCAGCGTATACCAGCTCAAGCGGTAATCCCTGACCACTGTGTCAGACGGAGGCACCCACAGCATGCCGGAGAGCACGCAAGACGGTGCATCAGTCGCCCACCACGGGCGCGTGGCAAGCACGTTCTGCGGACGCTGTAGGGTCGCCAAGCACGCCACACGGTCACGCGCTATGGCTCTAACGTTATTCCACCCACGTGACACCAACTCTGTGCTGATGGGCTTATTGGCAGCCACCGGGCTCGATGCCGAATAGCTGGCCGTATTGAACGCATCGCCAAGCGGCGTGTACCCGTCAGACCCGATCCCGCCATCGTACCGATCGACATGCTGCAGCCGGCCGGACGCACACACCACGCCGAGATAGTTCGAGTCGTCAGTATGACCGGTGATCTTGAGCTCAAGCGGTGCGGTGCCCGTTGTGGGCGTGACCGTCACGGTAAACGACGTCGCGCTTGTGGCCGTCACCGCTTGCGTGGTGGTGCCTCCGCCATAGGTCACAGTTAGCGTGCCGGTGGTCCCTGAGTTGTTCACGAGCGCGTAAAGCGACACAACCACGGGCCGGCGCGACGCATTGCCCATGACGATCCAACGCCCAAGCGTGTCAGGTGAACCGCTGGCCGCGTTGGTCAGCGCCCCGACAGCTGCGGTGCCGTTGCCAAAGACAGACGAGAACAGTGACGGGCTGTAGGTAGTCGCCAGCCATCGATCCTTGTCGCCCAAGCGTTCCCACAGAGGCGGCACAGAGCCGCCCCCGACAGGTGAGATACCCGGCACGAGGTATGAGAGATCCATAGGCTTGTAATCGATCGTGGGCATTACACCAGCTTTGACGTGGCGTCATTGTGGGTAAACGTCGCCTGACGGGTTGAGCAGTTGGCCACGAGCGGGAAGGTGATGATCGATCGCGCGCTCACCCAGCCGGGCAGCGACGATCCAAAGGTGAGCAGAAACGGGTTGGCGTCCGTCGGCGCCGCGATGGCAGACAGCGTGATCTGTACACTCTCGGGCGTTGAGTTTTGCTCTTCTCCCGGCTCGTAAATCAGCACCGTGGTCGAGGCATCGAATAGCTGCATGGTAAAAAGGTTGTCACACGTGACCTCTGTGCCGCTATCAACCGAACTGATGCCAAGCGACGGGCAGAGCGGGCCTGGCGCGATGGCCACGCCAGCCAACAGTAGCGTCACCGTCTGCTGGCCGCTGAACAGATCGGCAGACCAGCCAAGACAGCGAGCGCCGATCGATGCCGGGGCACGTGTGCCGGTCACAAAGTCATAGGTGACCGGGTGCGCAATCGTAAGGTTGATCATGTCACCGGGCTGCACCTCGACCCATGGCGCAACCTGTAGGGTCAGGATTGACTCACCGTTACCGCGCCGAATGATCGACGCAGCAAGCTGCGCGGCCTCACCTTCGAGCATGCCGGGTGCTGCATAGGTGTGCGTGCGCGGACCCTCTGCCTGGATTCTGGGCAGGTCTTGCACGGTGATCGTGTGCTCGTTTCCTATGAGCGCGGTCTGCACCTCAACCGTGACGATATTGGGCGCCTCTGCGGGCTCTGGCGCCTCGACCGCTTCAATGATTGACTCAGCCAGTGAGATGGTAACCGCTGCGCTGTCAGCGATGCCCACCGCTGATGAGACGATCGTGATGAGGCAATCGCCAAACATGCCGGCGCCGGCCTCCGTCAAGTCAGGGTTGGTGGTGCGCTGCACGAGGCACAGATCGCGCATGGCCAGGTGACCACCAACGAGATCGATCACAGAGGCCTCACCGATCGAGTAGAGCGAGATCTCGTAATCGTTGAGCCCTGCCCATTTCATTTGATGCGCGTTGATCTCGGAGTCATCGATCCCGGCACCCTGGCCGATCGCAAGCGTGTCATGAGATCCACGGTTGCCCGCACCGGATGATTCGAGCAGCGTCAAAAGCACGTCCTTGACCACGCCCACTTTGCCGGTGACGTAGGCGAACTCTACCCCGTGAAACCACAGGCCCGGCCCTGATTGCTCGTGCACCGCTTTGACCCGCACGAGCGCCAGATCTGGCGATTCCAGATCGTCAAACGGACCTTGGATCGCTGCGTCCCACTCGATCAACCCGGCTGACGTGTCGGAGTCGCCAAGCAGCGCAAATCCTGAAGACGGCAGCGCGAGATCGTTCCACTCCGATCCCTCTGTCTGCGTGACCGGGATCCAGTAGCCGGGCAGGTAGTACGGGTTGATGTTTGGGCAGCGAACGGGGATCTGAACGGATGCGAACTCATCGTTGATGTTGTATCCGCCGCCACCGCTGAACCAGTTGATTCGCCACTTGTACATCCCAGGCACCAGAAAATAGGGCGCCCCGGCTGGCACTTGCACAAAGGATTCGTCCGTGTCGCAGTAAGTGTCTGTGGTTTGTAGTCGGATCTCAATGTAGGGCAAGCCAGCGAACACCGCGTTGCTGTCCCACTTGGCTGCAAAGCTCATGAGATAGACGTCATCAATGGCCGTGGCATCAATCGTCTGCCAGATCGGATCGCTCACCGCAGCCGGCCCGGTGTTCGTTGCGCACATCTCGGCCACCATGCCCAGCGTGAACACCCCATCAGCGTGCGTTGTGGGCACTGCGCACGTGCCCGTCACCGTGCCGCTGCTTGTCCACTTCCAATCAAAGAGCACAGAGCCCGGCGCAGCGTAGACCGGGAAGCCAGACACGGTCTCAGGGTCGAAGCTATCAGCCGGACCCATGGCATACGTCTCAGCGGTGACCTCGTGACCAAGCGGCAGCGATGCCCGACGCACGAGCGGCAGACACCGCAGAGCCATGCCGCGCTTTGATGGACGCGGCACCGCATCAACATAGCCGCGCCACAGGATCCGGCAATACTTGGTCGATGCGCCCGCATTGCACCACGTGCCATCAAGGATCCGCCGCTCAGGGCTGACGAGATGGCGCCAGAGCGTCACTTGGCGACCGCGCCACACCGCCGGCTTGTCTGTGATCATCTTGTAGGTTGGCGACTTGACTAGATACTTGCCAGCCATCGAGCCACTGAGCCCGCGTGCCGTCAGGTTCACGTGCGTGCCGTCAACCACAGTTAGCGCCACTCGCTCAACGCCTATATACCCATGCGATGCCGTCCAGCCGGTTGTATCGACCACGAGCTTGGATCCGGTGGTGACTGCCAGGTCAGCATCAATCATCAGCGTGGACGCTGGCTGACTGAACAGCGCACCCGTAAGCGCGTTATCCGCCAAACCATCCCAGCCCAAGACGAGGTCGAAGGCATCGCCACTGGCGCCACCGCTTTGCCGCTCGATGTTGACCGATACCTGCTCACCCTCCACGATGTTGAGACACTCAACCGCAGAGTCATAGCCGGTGGGCAGGCCTGGCGTTGATGTTGAATCAACGCGGGGTAGCAGCTTCTCAACGAACACGTGCGGGATCCCCTCGATCTGCACCGCATGGATCCAGCTATGGCCCGCCTTGACGAGGTCTGACCAACTCACGCGGCACCTGCGCTGACCATGACCTCAACCTCTGCCATTGATTGCACATCATCAAGCCACCGGATCGAGCTGATGCCCAGCGGGTAGCCGTCTATATAGCCGCTTGGGTTGCTGCTGGTGATCGCGTTGCCCGGTGTACCGCTTCCGCCAGTACCGGCGCCCAAGATGCGCACAGCGCCACGCAAGCACCAACCATGCCGCAATGACCAGAGCCCATAGTTATCCATGGTCAGCCGCCACCGCCAAATCTTTGCACCTCCCCAATTGTAGCCCACGGTTCGAGACAGCCGATCGGCCTCGTATTCAACTGACCGGCTGATTTCCACTTCCTCCCAAGACGCACCAAAGAGCGGGATCCCTGCCAGCGGCACCAGGACGCTCTTAATCGTGGTGTGAGTGCCATAGGCCGCGCCGGGCTCGACGGCACCAAAGCCAAGCAGAGCGCCCAAGCGATCCGGCCACACGATCGCAGCTGATGAGCCGCTCAAGACCACCGCACCCTTTGAACTAATCGCAGCAGACCAGCCGGAAGCGTTGATCGCTGTGTCTAGCGCTGTGATGAAAGCCGGCCACAGCAAGCCAGCCGCGCCGCTGTCCGCGATCGTGTAGACCACGCCACCGATCGAGATCTTACGGTAGCCGGGCACAGAGGTGCAGACGTTCCCATATAGCCAGGCCTGCGGTGTGTCAGATAGAGCGCTCATCCGCCCACCTTCCACAGGTAGGACTGGCATTCAAGCTTGAGCCGGCCCGCTGTGGCGCTCTTGCCAAACCTGCGCCGGATCACGTTATCGACCCGCAGCCGGCCAAAGTAGCGATCGACAACCCAGCAGTCCCAAACCTGATCGCCCCCGAATAGGTCTTCATAGGTCCAGAGGTTCGCCAGTGTGCCAAACACCTGCGCGGTCAGGCTCGTGGGCGCCATGTTTGGTATGTCTGTCTGCGCCCCCGCTGCCGCTGCGGGCACCACGGTAGCCGTTGATGGCATGGCAGCGATCCGCATGCCGTGCTCAGGGTAAAACCCATCAGCGTGCACACCCGCGCCCACCAGCGTGGTGCCGGTGGTGGTGGCGTCGACATTGAGCCGTGTGCGGATCAGGCCGGAAGCGTTGATCGATATGCTCGAAGCGGCTTCCCAAGTGAGCACGCCAGACGTGGTGGCGTATGCCCTGGTGCTGACACCTAGCCCAAGGGCGGTGCGGGCGACCTCCCGCGCCAGGATGATCGCAGAGGTGCGCAGATCTGGGGTGATCGCAACCGTGGTTGCACCAACGGTGACAGACAGCGAGCCAGACCAGCCAGACAGAACCTTAGCCATGCCCATCATGTTGAGAGGTGCTGCCACGGGCTACCAGCCCGGCTCTTGGCCGGATCCGCGTGCGCTGTGCGCTGCTCGCTGAATCGACCGCGCCACGTCTTGCGGGCTGCCCAAGACGCCACCATGAAACTGCACAATGATGCGCCGATCTGGCGCAGCCTCACCACCGGCGCCGCCGCCCGTGTCACCACCGGCACCACCAACCGCAGCGGCTGACGGTGCGCCACCGCCACCACCAGCAGCGGCACCACCACCACCGGCACCGGCTGCAATGGCTGTGAACATCCCGGCAGCGACGAGGTGAGCCGCACCGGCACCGTACTCCTGACTTGCGAACGCTGCGACCGCGTAAGCGGCCTGCATCAAAGCCGCGATCCCGGCTTTCATCTCCTCATCTTTTGCCCAGGACTGAGCCGCCACGCCCACGGCGCCAACCGTATTGGCCAGGGCGGTGGCAACATTGTCTTGGCCTTCAGCATACCGGGCCCAAGCGTCTGCGCTGTCTGCAACTGCGACTGCAGCCGGCGCCATCGATGAGTCAATCTGCTGCATCTGCTGCGCCACGCCCTGCGCAGCCCGTGACACCCCGCGCAGCTGGCTGGCCAGCTCGTCATTGTTGATGCGCTCGACTTGGGTATTGTATTGCTCCTGAGCGTCACGCAGCCGCTCGGTTATCTCCGCACGCTTGACTAGAGCCTCGTTCTCATCGTCGCCTAGTTGCTTGAGCGCGAACGCAGCCTCAAGCCTGGCGCGTTGCAGTTCCAGCGATGCCCGCTCAAGCGGCTCCTTTGCTGCGGCGATGTCCCGGTCAAGCATGGACAGCGACACGATCTCACGCACTGCTATGTTTGCTTGCGTGCGTGCCTTTGCTTGGACCTCAAGAGCCTCAGTGACTTCGTCCTCAGCGTCTGCGATCGTGAGCAGTGCCTTGCTCTCTTCTGCCAAGATCAACGCGCGTTGAGCGTCATACATTGCAGCCACGCGCCGCTTGGCGATCCTAAGGGTCAGCCACCGGTTGCGCTTCTCATCTAGCGCGGCCATCTGCTGCTGTGCTTTGACCTGCGCCCGCTCAACTTCCCCAGACGCACGCAACAGCGCCAGTTGACTGCTTGCGGCATCAAGCGCCTTCTGCGCCGCTTCACGTTCTGCCCGCCGGCCACCGCCACCGCCACCGCGCCGTGGCTTGTCTTTCGTCTTTGCTGTCTTTGGTTTCTTTGCGCCCTTTGGCTTTTTCCCGTCCATGCCGCTGGCAGCGAATAGCTTGTTAAGCTCTGCCTGCCACCACGCAAGACCCTGCGCGGCTTGTGCCGCCCGGTTTGCTGCGGCTGCCTGCTTCACGAGCGCATCGCGTGTGCCCAAGACGCCAATGATCAGCGACCGCGTCTCTTCGTTGGCCCATGCGGCAGAGGCTGCCCACTGATCCCACAGCGCCAGCTTCTGGGCAGCGCTGAGCGCCTTTAGCTGCGCCTGTAGGGTGGCCATGCCTTTGTAGTGCCGGATCTGCTTTGGGTTGATGTAATCATAGGCTGCGGCAACCCCCATCACAGTGCTGCCGATGCCGGGAAGAAGCGTGTTCAACTTGCTCACATAGGGCAGCACCGCGTCTTGACCCTTACCCGCGAACTCGTTGCTACGCGCCACCAAGTCCTCAAGACCAGCGCTCACCGCCCCCAGGGGCGCAGCATCAAACACGCCCCACCATGCTGCGCCCTCGTAGGCGGCCTCCTGCAAGTTGGTCGTCAGATCCTTGAGCGCTGCTGACCACGCAGCGATCTGCGATGTGCGTGTCTGCATGAGGTCGATGTCAGCGTTCTGCGCGTTCAGCTGCGCTACCGCATTATTCAACGCCCGCGTCTTGAGCGCTGCGTCATCGTAGGCAACGCCCTGCGCCTCCAGTTCTGCCCTGGCCTGCTTGAAAACACCGATCAACCCGAGGTTATCCAGCCGCATGTCGCTTGACTTAGATATGCCCTCGATCATGCTCTGTGTAAGGAATCCCATGTCCTTACCGGTGCGGATGCTGGTGGCAGACAGCGCACCCAAGACTTGCGGCAACTGCTGCACGTCGAGGCCAAAGGCCTTGAACTCCGCAGCCGCCTCCACGATCGACTTGCGATCGATCATGCCTGCCGTTGCTGTCTGAACCCGCACGATCAGCCCAGGCAGGTCTTTTACACCCGCGCTCAGCGTGTCGAACATGTCGAGGCTCTTGGCGCCCTCAGTGACCATGGTGGCAAAGCCACGGCCGACCATGCCAAAACCGACCATCCCTAGCGCCAACTCGGCAAGCGCTGCCTTGGCCTTGTCCAACTGGATGCCCCAGCGCCGCACCATGAGTTGCTGACGGCTAAACATGGCCTGGCTCTTCTCGCCCGTAGCTGTCAGCGCAACGAGTTGCTTCTCGTTGGCAGCCATGGCCCGCTTGACGCGCTGCAACTCAGTGACAGCGTTGCCCCTAGCATCAACTTTGATGTCAAGGCTTGCACCCTTAGCCATTGCGCGCCCCCTTGGCCTGCTCAAGCGCATGCGACTGCCGATCACTCACCAGCGTGCGGAGCGTGGTCCACAGCGGCTGTACCCATGCCGCGAAGTCATCAGGCCAGCCGGTCAGCGGGTTGAGCTTTGACGCTGCCTCAAGTTGCGCCACCGCCTGCACATATGGATCATCGATGATCGAACGGATCGGGCAGATGTCCCACCGCTGGCCAAGATACTGCCCAGCGTTGCGCCTGCACTGCGCCCTGTCACCAGCGCACCCGGCGCCGCCATCGTCGGCGCAGTCGAGCCCGCGCTTTGACAAGATGTCCGTCCACACCAGCGCTCTTAGTCGCTGGCGGCGGTAGGGTCCGGCGGTGCTAGGCTCAACTCGAATATCGCGCCACCGAGACACGCCAACTCTGCCGGTGGGATCCTGTCGAGCAGGTCCGTTAGCCCGGCGGCGCTGGTCTCGTCGATGCCTGGCCCACGGATCCGCTGCACGCAAAAGATGCAAGCATCGACGCTGATCGCTGATGCGCTGCCGCCTTGCAGCTTTAGCACCTCGCTTGAGCGCATGGGCCGGACGGTGACCGTCAGCGCATCGCCTTTGACTGTCTTGCAGTCCTCTGGCCGCAGCCACCGCATTGCGCCATCTTCGCAGGCCACAGACGGATCGGTTGAGGCCACTAGATCGATCTGGTCTTTGACCCGTAACAGCGGCAGCACCGGCAGCACCTCTCAACATGATGGGACCCCATTGCCCGCACCTATAGAAACGCCACCCGGCACGGTGTGTCAATTGCGTTGGTCGACCCGTCACCGGTGCCGGTGTCCGCATCATAGTACGCAGGCTCGATGACGTGGGTGACGCTGACGATCCCGTCACTGTCACCTAGCGTGCTCTGCGCGTTGACCTGGCCAACCGGGATCAGCATGGAAAACGCAGCGCCCGGCTGCGTGGTGTTCAGGTCAACCTGCATGTAGGTATACGTGTCGCCCGGTGCCTTGACCTCAGTTGCGCCCATCGTGCTGACCAGCAGTTCCATTGTGGCCGTCACCGATCGACTGGTGACGACATACTTGCCCACGCCCTGCGCGCTGCTGTGGTTTAGGGATGCCTTGTACTCTGCGGCAAACTCGACACTGAGCGAGGCCACGCCAACGCTGGTGCCGTTGCTCCGCACCAGCGATCCCGTAGTGCTGGTCGAGGCGGGCAACTGCGGCATGGAGTACGTGTAGAGGCCCGGCGCACCACCTGAGCCCATGAACACCCAATCAGCGAACGTCAGCTCTGCCTCAAGCATTGGCTGGGCTTTGGCGCTGAGATCAAGCTTCACGCTCGTGACCAGCCCGTCATACATGATGATCCGGCTCGACGCGTCAGAGCCCAGAAACTCCATGCTAAGAGGCACAGACGGCTGCGCGTTGCTCAGGAAGTGAGAGATCGAGCCAAAGAGCGCGCCGTCTGGCATGGCCACGGTCTCAAGGTCGTTGGTCATGGTCAGATCAGCGCTGGAAAGCGTCTTGACCCATCCCACCGCATGCCCGGCGCCACCGGCAAGGGTCTGCACCAAGACAGCGTCAGCGGCGCAAGCCGTGGGCGAACCGCTGGCCGTGACGGTTGGCGCGCTGTAGCTGTCAACCGTCTTGCCGGTAACGGCTTGCGTGTAGTCCGTGCCGCCAAGCACGTACTCCAGCAGGATCGAGTCAACGGTCTGATCGCCGCTCGTGGGATCGCTGGCGGGCGTGGTGGCGCTCCAACCGTGAAGCGGCATGCGGATCGATGCCGTGCCGCCCTCCTTGCTGCCAGCGCTGACGCGGTTCTGGTAATAGCTCCCCCGGTATGCCTCCGTCATGAGCGTCTCAGACGTCAGGGTTGGTGTGGTGATCTCGCACTCTGCATATGTGGCGGCTGCAAAGGTCGTGGCCTTGGTGCCCCACGCGCCTTGCTTGGCCAGCGACACACGCCCAAGATTTGAAGGATGGTAAGCCATGGTTAGATCACTCCGGTGAGTCTATAGGTGACGTCCGCAAAGGTGCGCGCCTCAATGGCGTTGTCTGTTTCGGTCATATCTATGGGCATTATGTCTGCGGCGTACAGGTCAGCGTTCTGGGCTGCAAGGTTGATGAGCGCTGTGCTGATGCGTTCAGCATCAGAGGTGACCCGATCTTCCGTTGCGCCAGGTGCCACAGAGTAGAGCACAGTGATCATGAGCCCGATCTTGTAAGCGTCAACCGTGAGCAGATCCGCCCGGTTGGGCAGATCTGACACGTCGACAAAGAACACCCGATCGGGCGCACGCATCCCGGTGCGTGCTGCGTTCTCGATGTGCCTGAAGACATCGCGCCCGCTCGCTTGAGCGTCTGGCGTGATGGCCTCTATGGCAGTGACCACCGCAGCGCGTACCTCTGAGGCCCTCACCGCCTCACCGCCCGCATGGTGTACATGGGCGAGACCTCACCAGGCTCGACGGCGCCATCGTCATCACGATCGATCCAGTTGTTCGCCACCGCCTCAGCGATGAGCCGGCGCAGCACCTGCTCTTGGTCGTTGAGGTATTGCGACGGGTCGAAGCCAGCCGGGATCAACGCGTCTGCCGTGGCGCATTCGAGCCGCAGAGCAGCGAGGCCAGCAGAGCCAAAGACATCCCGATCGCCGACCATATGCGGGTAGTTGCCGTCTGCGCGCAGGATGTTGCGCACGCGCTGTGACGCACGCTTGGCCAACTCGACATAGTGCCCGGCATCGAGCCCGGTGGCGTAGCCTGGAAAGGCCATGGACAGATAGCGGGCAGCATCGTCAGGGCTGACCGCGTCACCCCAGGGCGTCTTGACCACGTCCACGATCGAGCGGTAGCGCCTGACCACAGAGTCAGAGCCGGTCACCACCCACTCAACGCGGTTATTGAGCCCGCGATCTTGGGTGTCTGTGGTGGTCAAGCTGACGCTGAGACGCAAGCCAACCATCGTGTCACCCAGCGCAATCACGCCCGGTGGCGCGTGCTCTAGCGTGATGTTGACCCCGTCAACCTGGCTGACGCTGACAGCGGCGGACCAGCCGTCAGCGCTCGTCAGCCAGTATTGGCGCCCCGCTGTGATGCTCGTGGCATCGTCGACCACAAAGACGGTCTGACTGGTCACCGTGCCCAGCGTCGAGGTGCCGCCCGATCCGATCGTATCGATCGTCACAGTGGGCGTGCTCTTGGCTGTGCCGGTGGCAGTGTAGAACGTAGCGGTTGCGCTGCTTGGTGCCGCTGCGTCAGGGTACTCGATGACCGTGGCAGCGGTGTCCTCTGTCACCTCTGCGGCCACGGGTCACCCTCCCCTGTTGCGCCCGTCTAGGACGGGTTGCTACCAATGCCGATCGGCTCAACCTGGCAAGCTGCGGTCAGAGCGTAATCAACGGTGAGCACAGACGCCAATGTGTCCGGCTGTTCGGTCATGCGCAAGACCGGAGCAAGCCGCTGCCAGGCTACGAGAGGCGGCGCCAGTTTCGGCAGGAGACACCACGCGTTGGAATCATCGAAATGTGGGGAAATTATGATGTCATCGAGCGTCAAGAACTGCGTCACCATGTTGGTGAGGCCCTGCCCCTGGCTCGACGTTCCGCCGGTGGTCAGCGCGTACGGCGAAGACACGGCCTGGACGGCGCTCTCTTCGAGGTCCGGTCCACAGACGAGCCAGTAGCCGCCTGCGGAAAGGTCGTAGGGAGCGCCCGTAGCATCGACGAACTGCCTGGCGGCCTTATATGCGGCGGCCAGGCCAGCGATGTCCAAAGAACTAGTGAGGAGATTGGACCTGGTACCGCTTCCGCCGGGGATCGTGTGGTTGTTCGCAAAGAACCCCTTGCCGTCACCCGTCTCCTCAGACGTGAAGCAGTTGGCCAGCGAGTTAAACACCTGCTTGGCGTAGGTGTTCGCCACGGCGACGCCAATGCGCCGCGCCATGCCATCGACAAGGCCTGGGATCGTTTGACTGTCAAGACGTCCAATAGTTACTTGGGACGCGTACTGGCTGATGGAAATCGTCTTGGTCCCGGCAGAGCCGGCAGCAGTCGCGGTGCTGCTCAGGTCGGCCGACCCGTCCCAGGTGGCGATCTCACCAATCGAGGCCATCGAGGTGATCCGCAGTGCGCCGGACTCCTCTGTGCGCCAGTCGACCACCGACCTCCATGAATCTGGAACGCTGGACAAGCCGTCCACGTAGTTGAGCGTCGCGGTGGCGTAGGCGTTCGAAGTCGAGAAACTAGTCAGTGCCACGGGATCACCTCCGATCGTGTGACGGTGTCAGGTGTCCAACAGGCTACAACCACGCGCACGCAAGGCGCGCAGAAACGTCAAAGCGGTTGCGCGTTCAAGATCTTACGGTGATCTCTGACTCCGTCACGGTGCCGGACCCACCGGGGATCCGTGCCATCTCATCTTGGAACGTCTCGGCCGCACTACGGTGCACCCGGTTGCGGATCTTGCGCTTGCGATCTTGGATCATCAGGTAGGCCTTGTGGGGCACGCAGAGATACAAGCCCGCGTCTCCGTCAGCCGCCTCGAACCCGGCCTTCTTGGTGCCTGCCGGTGCGGTCTGGTAACCCATGCGCTTGAGCTGTGCAGCGAGCGCCTCCGCACGGTGTGCACCGCGCTGGCCGCACCGGGTGAACACCCAGCCGCTGGCGTACTCGTCCGGCATGCCATACCACTGCCCGATCGACATGCGATCGGCATTGTCGTACTGCTCGATCCACTCGTTCATCTGAAGCATTGCACGGGCCTCTGCCTCGCTTGCTCCAGTGTTGATCGCTTCGCTGGCGTCGATGATCTTATTTTTACCTGCCATCGTCGCCCCCAAATGTTGCTCGCATCTGCGCCCGGTGGAACTCAGGCCCAAACGTGCCGTGAGTGCTCGTCTTGAACTTCTCAACGAGCTTGGCCGTTACCGTGGCACCTTCCTCGACATGAGCAAAGAGCGCCGAGTTGGCATCACGCCAGGTCTGCAAGGCTTGCGCGCCTGACGCGGTGTCAGGGTCAACTCCCGGCGCCAGGGTCAGCAGGTGCTCGTCACTCAGGGTGCCACTGACACCCATCTTGCGCAGGTACTCGATCCGGCTACGGTCAACGGTGCGCTGGCTGATGGCCTCGACCGCTTCACGAGCCGATCGGGTGCGCTCAAGTTCCGCCTCAAGATCTGCCTTGAGCGCAGCCACACCGGGATCAGCCTTTGCCGGTGGCTCTGGCTTGACGGGCTCTGGTGCGGCAACCGGCGCCGGCGGTGCCGGCGGTGGTGTCAGCTCAAGTTGAATAGGCGCCGGCGCTGGCGCTGCTGCCGCCGGCGGTGCCGGTGCTGCTGCGGGCTCAGGCGTTGCCGCCACCTCTGCGGGCGCACCCGCGATCTTGTCGCTCACTGTCCGGCCTTGTACAGCGCGAACGCGGCCGACGTGGCGCGCATGGTGAACGTGCCGTCATCGTTGCGAGTCTCGACGCGAAACCCGTAGGCGCTCTGAAGGTGCGCGGCCTCTGCCTCTGGCACCGTCTTGCGATAGACGGCCGCACTCTCGAACGTGGGCTTGTCCCGCTTCACCTTGGCGGGCTTGCTCTTGGCTGGCTTGCTCTTGGTTCCCTTCTCAGTCATCGCCCTTCCCTCGCTGCTTGTAACTGACGACCGCTTCATCGTCCGCGATCATGATGTATCTGCCCTTGCTCGTGCCCACAGCGTGCCAGCCATGCGCCACCATGCCCGCAGCCTCGTCAGGCCCTGCAAGGCATGACGCGCACGCGGTGCCGGTCATATCCCTGACGGGCGCAAGGTCCGGCAATGCCTCGACGACCTTGGTCTTTTTCTTTTTCTTGCTCATCCCCTTGCCCCCTGCTTTGCCGCCTCGAACTGCGCCTTAATGGTCTTGAGCCTTCGATTCCTGGCGCGCAATGACTTGCGTGCTGACACCTCGATCTGCGCGAGTCTTAGCATATCAAAGAGCGCCGGGAAAAAGAGCACGGCAACGACGTCATCGATCTTGCGCATGTCGTCAGCGCTCAGTTCGAGCAAAAATCCCCACTTGTTGCCCAGGATCCGCGCCAGATCGCTGTTATTCTTTGGCTGGCTTGTGCGTCTGCGGGATCCAGACGTGCCGCCCAGACCGGGATCGCGTGTCTTGCGTGAGCCGCCATAAAACGAGATCCGCGCCTTTGTCGGCCCAAGCGGGCGGATCTGCATGCCCTGCGCTAGCGTGCCGGTATTGTAAAGCGTCACCTTGGTTTTACCCTGCGCCTCTGCGTAGGCGCGTGAACTCTTATAGGCGGCCCAACCTTTCATTGGCCCACTCTGCACCCTGAACTCGAAGCCAGCGGGCTGCGGTCGTTTCGGGCTTACCCAGACGTAACCAACGCCCTCCTCGATCAGCTTGCCGTCAGGCCCGATCCTGTGGCCCGGCTTGCCCTGACCATGCCTGTGCCCCTTGGCGGGCGGGCGCTTGTCCGAATATAGGCCAAACGGCTTGTCGCCAGACTTGCCCTCAGTGAAGATCGATCGCTTGATCAGCGCGTACGCAAGCCGCGCCACGTTCAGCAGCGGTTCAGCCATCTTCATCTGATCGGGTGTGATGAGTTCAGGATCCCAGCCGGTCATCGAGATCCGCGCACCGCGCCGGCCTCTGCCCATCTTGGACACGACCTTGCCCTTCTTGGCCTGGACGCTCGTCAGCCGATAATCAACACCAACCACTAGGCCACGATCTCAAGCGGTCGAGCGCCAGCCAAGACCCTGCGCGCTGCGTCCTCGGTCACCCCTAGCGCCTCGACCATGAAAGCGATCCCGCCTTCGACAGTCAGCGAGCCGGTGGCCACGCGTTCAGCGACAGACAGGCCAGCCAACACCTGGCCCGCTGTCAGCGCTGCGCCACCTGCGCCCGCCTCTGCGGCCAGCGTGGCCCGCTGCTCAAGGTTGAACCGCACCCGATCTTGCGCGGCTTCCTCGCTGATGGCCTCACGCGCTGCCAACTCTTCAGCGGGTGAGGTGATGCCCATCGCGACGAGACGCTCAAGCGCTTGCGCGGCGTGCAACTCATCAACGATCTGCACGGGCTCACGGTAGGCGACTTGCACACCTGACGGCGGGAAGATCTCCACACCGCTCTGCACGTTTGTCCATGCGCTGACGGCGCGCAGGATCCTGGCCTCTGCGCGTTTGCACTCGTTGACCGCTCTGCGGCGCTCAACGTCTCGGTCGAGGTTATCGAGCCGCTTGGCCAAAGCGGTCAACGCGCTCGACTTGAGCACCGTGGCCGGGCTCAAGCCCTGCATGGCCACAGACATCTTGAGATAGTGATCAACCACCAGCCGATAGCCATCGAGCCGGGGATCCGCTTGTGCGAACTCGAACGAATGCTCTGGATCGCTGAGACCGATCACCGTCTCAGGCCCTAACTCGATCTCGCTGGCGGTGGCGTGAGGGAGCCCGCGGACGACCGCCTGGCCGTGTGCCTGCATGAGTGCGACAACCCCTATCGAAGTTTGGTCTGATGAAACGGCGCGCTGTGCCAGCAGTAAACTCTCGTTAGCTGGTGACATGAATTCTCCCGGGGCCGGAAGCGCACCACGCAGCCGAACGGCCGGGATAAAGCCTAGCGGGTTGCTGCCGTCATCGCGCCACAGACCCTTACCAGCCAGATCACCCGGTGCGGTGGTTGTCCACACTGCCGTGGTGGGCGTGATGAGCGCAGTGGCAAACGACGTGATCCCGGTGGTGGCATCTTGCCCCACGGGCAGCCGGACAAACCACTTGCTGACGTCGTCCTCATCATGGCTTGTCGGATCGGCCAGCTCGACGGACTGATCTTGAGGCGGCACCAGCAAGAGCCGCACGCCGCCTGACTTGGTGCCCCAGACCCAGACCGTTGCGTTGTTCAGCGCGACCACCTGCTGATGCGCGTTGAGCATGGTTTCATCGATGCTGATCTCTTTGTAGATCTCACGCATCCGATCGGCCTGATCCTCTGACAGCCCGTCAAAGGTGCGTTGCGGTGCGTTCAGATACAGTTGCGCCTGCTCAAGAGCCAGCCGACGCACGAGCGGGATCGGTTTGAGCGTGTGATTTTTCCACGTCACCGGAAAACGGCGTTTGCGCTCTGCCTCCATGTCGCTCATATCGCCACGCAGGTACTGCCACAGAAGCCGCGTGATCTCGCGCCAGGCCAGACCACCAGCCCGGTCAACGTCTGCTGATGAGCCTACGGTCAGGCCCAGATCTAGAGGTGCCGCGTCTGCCATGGAATCGATCCAGGGTATAGGTTGATCGTGTGCGCTCTGCCAGCACCACGCAGGCCATGCGGAGGCAATCGCTTGCGTGGTCGCTGATCCCGTCTTTTTGGCAGCGCATCGTGTCAATCGTGCCGTCGCTGCGCTGCTTGTACCTGTAGTTAAGCATTGCCTTGATGAGCGCCCGGCGGTCCTGACGCGCTGCAATGCCCGTTGACAGATATAGCATAGGCGGGCCGTCCACAGGATCGAGCAGTGAGTTAACCACAGCGATCCCGCTAAGAATGCTTTGCTCCTCTTTGCTCCGCATGCGTGACACCTGCGCGGCCGGGAACTGCTGCAAAAGCCAGGACATCTCAGAGCGCACCGCACGATCGCCCACTGCCCAATCGGGCGGTCGGCCATACTGCGCGCAGCGCTGGACGATCATCTGACGGAACTTGACAGAACTGGTGCCGCCATCAGGGCACATCTCGTCAAAGACAATCAGCGCCCCGTCTGGCTGTTCAGCCAGAAAGATGATGTGCGGGTTGGCGTGCCCCCAATCACACGAGATGGCGTACGGCGTCTCGGGGTTGTGCCGATACGGCCTGACGTGATCGTCACGGCTGAACTGGTAGACAGCCGCTTGAGGCTTGAGCACGTCACCCATGACCTCGCTCTGATACATGCGCTTTGAGTAGCTGCGCTCCATGTTGGCGATGTAATCACCAGGCAGGTGCGTGTTGCTCATGCTCGATGCCTTGATCGTATACCAGCGCCTCAGCTCGTTCTGCTGCTCTGACTGCGGCAACCCTCGTGCAGCGTGGCGACGCTCGACAAAGAGCGCAGGCAGCCCGCGCAGACCCTTGGGCGTGGTGGTCGCCCATAGACCGCGCATCCTGGCGCGCGGGTCACGCAGGCGCCCCTGTAACACGTTCCAGATGTAAGCCGGATCAAACGATACCTCAGACTCATCGATCGTGGCGTATCCACAGGTGCGGCCACGCAGGTGCTCGATCTTACTGAAGGACCGCCATGCAATCGAGCCACCACACACAAGCTCTGCCTCTAGCCGGCTGCGGACATAGCGCCGCACGATCGGATATCCGGCCTTGTGCATGCGCTCAACAGCGATCTCGAACTCAGGCAGCAAGGTGCTGACGCACAAGTCGTAAGTCGGACCCAAGGCCAGGCCGGAACTTCCCGGATTCATTACACAATGCAGGAGCAACTCATAGACTGACCATATGGTTTTACCAGAGCCAACACCCGCGCAGAAAAGCTTGAACGACGTTGCGCCCGGCCCGGCACCAGCCAGGTGTGCCCGCAGCTGATGCGGCAGCGGCACATAGCCCGTGGCGGCGCTGATGAGCCGCAGAGCACCTAGCCGGTCGTGGTTGTCACCAAGGCGCTGCCGCAACTCAAGCCAACTCTCACGGGCGTTAGATGAGTTCATCACCCGTATCGGCCTCGTCAAGGTGAATGGCGCGCAACTCTGGCGGCACCTGCACCAGGGCGGCGGACGCGTCACCGGTGCCACCGGATGCCAGGGCAATGCGAAACAACAACCGCAGGTGCTGAGAGATCCTGCCGCCCGCGTCACCGCCGGCGCTTTGATCGATGATGTCCGCCATGAGCTGCGCACCGGTCACGGCGCCAAGGTCACGCATTGAGAAGCCGCCACGGTCAACGATCTCGTCGACCCGCTGCCGGATGCTTGCGGGGTAAAGTTCACGCACAGACGACCAGGCCAGCGGCACGTTGCTGGCTGCGTCTGCTGCCCGCCTCTGGTCTTGGCCTGTCCGGCTTGGCCTGCTCAACGCATCACCTCACCGGCAGCGATCCGCCAGTCGCGGATCCACTCGTCGGCCACCTCTGCGACTGAGGCCGCATAGTTGCGAGCCTCGACGATGGCAGCGGCAGACTGTGCAGGTTCAGAGCCAGCGCGCCAGAGGTGGCGCCACAATGACGCGTTGATCCAGTCGTGCAGCCGCTCCATTGATCGCGGCTCGATGAGCGCAGCGCGCCCGCGTCCGACATCGACCACCAGCCGCACCGGCGCCCTGATGGCGGCAGCGGTCTGGCTCGCTGGGCTGCCGCAGTAGGCAGCGAGCAGCACCAACCGGCGCTGCTGGTGGCGCAGCGGCACACCCTGAACCTCGTCATTGAACCTGCGCAACTGGCGCCAGGTGTCTGACGTCACGTATCTCACAGACCAGCCACCCAGCGGATCCAGCTTTCGAGCCGACACAGCACCAGCCATTCGGCCCGGTCATCACGCCAGACGACCACCGGCTCCCGGCTGTCTGTGTCGTTGCAAGCTTGTCGCCAGGCCGATCGAACGTTCACCCGCTTCTGAAGCTTCACCTCGATCCAGATGCCGGGCACGCCATCGCAATCCGGTGACCGGGCACCGTCCGATTGATTCGACCGTGAGACGTCATACCCCGCAGCGCGCAAGATGTTGCATACCTCGCGCTCACCCCGTGCGCCTTTGTTCCTGCTGCGTCTGCCGCTCAATCGTCTGCCTCCAGCAACTTGGCCCGGTGCTCGATGTACCTGACCCGCTGGTCAGCCTCAGCGCGTGCGACCTCGGCGCGTGCTTGCGCTGCCATCAGTTCCGCACGCTTGCCGGGATCCATGAACTCAGCTGGCGCACGTCGCGTCAATAGCCAGGTGGCTGCGCGCCAGTCTTTGACCCCGGCATCTGACACGCGGCTGACAAGCTCTGCCACGCTTTCTGCCTCTGCGCGTGTGACGTCATTGCAGAAGTTGCGATATATGCCGCGCCTTTGTTCGCGACCCTTGGCCAGCCATCGCGAAACGGTAGCAGGGTCAATACCCACGCACGCGGCGGCACAACTGATCGGGATGCCCTGCCGGACAAAGTCAACGATCGCCTTGCGCCGCGCCGGCGTGCACTTGCTGCGACGTGTCCGCCCGTCAGCCATCGTGCCCGGCCTCTCGTGTCACGCCCATGGTGCCACCTTGTACCTTGTCGCCTGTACCTTGTATCCCTGCACCTTTCACCTTCCCCTTTCACCTTTCAAAAGCGGGGTGCCTCCCGGTTTTCGGGGTGAAAAAGGGGGAGGCCTATGA